ATCCCAATGTAATGGTTTATCAGGATGATGTTGTTTACTGCCTATATAAGACACCTTAGCTACCTCACAAAGTGCATCAGGAAAATATTTAATTAACCCACTATATATAGGGATTTGTTTTCTTTTCTTTTGGTCTTTTTCCATTATAGTACTTTTTGTTTCCATTCCCAAGCCTTCATAAGTCTTTTAATGTTTTCTTCAACATCAGCAGTTTTTTCTTTTGGAATATCTCTAACTAATTTCACTAGTGGTTCTTTTAGTTTTGTTTCACAGGAATTACATTTATTTTCTAAGTAGTGTATTCTATCTATTTCATCATAGTTTAAATCACTTTTGAATGTGAAGATGTTTTCTATTTCTTCAAGTTTTTTGTTGTGTTTTTTATACATCTTATATTGTCTTGTGCTATGCATAACTGTTGCGTGATCCATATCTTTTCCTTGTGATCTAAAGAATACTGCAATATTAGTCCATCTCATAAGTAATTTATTTCTTAAAATGGTTGACAGGAGTGAACGATGTTCTACATATTTTCTTTGTCGTGTGTTTTTAAATATATCTAATCCTGAAAGTTCTTTTATCTTATTAGCAATTTCAATAGGCTTCAAATTCATCATTGTGTTCTTAATTTTAAAAGGTTATAACATTCTGTGTATTTCTGTCTTGCCTTGCCTTTATATTTTTCTTTAAATAATAAATATAGTTGTTTAGTGAATTGGTATTGTGTTTTACAGTCTTTAAAATATTTCTTTGCAAATGCTTTACCTTTTCCTTTAAAGTAGTTTACGTTGTCTGCTGTATCTCCTACTATGCATTGTTCATAGAAGTTATATAATGCTTCTTCTTCTGATATGTTAATTATTTGTTTGTGTTTGTGGTGGTAATTATAAATCAAGCAGGGAAACTGTCTGTAATCTTTATCTATGCTGACAATCATTACTTCTTCTTTTCCAACTGTGTTGCTTATTTCATACCAGTATTTTGCCACTAGGTCATCTGTTTCAATACCATATCCAAATATACTGCTATATTGATGTTTAACATAGTTATGCATTTCGTGAAGGAGTGGTGGTAAATCTTGTTTTTTTCTATTAGCTTTATATTTAGAAGTAAGGATTTTTCTAAAGTTTCCTTTGCTACCATTAAATGTTATAATCTTGTCTATTTCAAATTGTTCTTCCAGGTCATTTACTATTTTCATAAACTGATGGTCAAACTTAATTTTAGCATCTTCTATGTCTTCATAGTATGGATGATCTTCAGGATTTTCTTTAGACCTGTAACAACTAGCAAATATTAAGCTGTCTGCATCAACAAGCAGAATCATTTTTTTATTTCTTTAAAAACCTTGTAATTGTTTTCTTGTAGAAATTCTATTGCTTCTTTAATTTTTTTTTCTTTAACTCTAAATGCGTTGAAGATTTCGTTTTCGAATGGGTGATTCATTTTTATTAATTTTACTTTTGATTTGTGTGTAGTTTATTTCTCTAAAATAATTATCATTTAAATAATTTAAATATTTATTCATTTTAAAATACTAATAACAATACTATAGTTATAAGAAAACCTATTAATGATATGCCAAATACAATCATATTACTTTCATACTGTTTATCAGACCTGCCTTGTCTTGATCTGTACTGTCTAACCTTTTTTTCTTTTTTCATTTCTTAGCTTTAAGTTTTCCACCTTTATTTGTTATTTGCCAATTATAAGTTTGAGCAGTATCATCACAAGGAATAAACACTTCCTTATTATTTACAGGTTTTAATTTATACCATTGACCATACTTATTTTTTCTCCATAATGATTTTTGTTTTTTCATATTATGCAAATATCCAAAGTGATGCCCAGAATAGAGCAAAGATTGTTACAACAAATATAAATTCCGATACTAATTTTAATGTTTTTTTCATTTTTTTGTTTTAAAGGCTGCCATGCAGCCATTTGATTAATTAATAATTTCTAACTTGATTTTCTAGTTTAGCTAATTTTAACATAGATTTTAAATCTTTGATACAATTGTTTAATTGAATATCAGTCATTATTTTTAAATCTTCTGAGGTAATATAAATTAGTTTATCCATTTTGTTTTTTTATTTAATCAAATATAGAACTATTTGAGTTATAAACAAAATTTAATAACTTTTTTTTAGGAAAGATTAAGATTTATTCTACTGGCTTGGTTTTCTTTTAGAAGATATACATCTTTTTTTAATCTTCTTTTTGTCCATATAGTTGTGTCAGGGCAATACTTTTTTACAGGGTCTGGTAGTTTGAGTGTGTTTAACCAGAATAAAAAATTACCTTTAGGATCATTAACAAAATATAATTTAATAATCTTTTTATCTAAAGACATTAAAGCATCATATTTATCTTTTTCAATTAATTTTTCTTCATAATACTTTTTTCGGAATTTCATTTCAATAACACAATCAAAACCTTTTGGGGTTTTACCTGCTGCATCCCATCTAGAATTTCCTTCACCAGTCCATTTCAAATCCCAACCATCTAAGTTTAGAATCATCACAACAGCCTGTTCCCATTTATTAATCTTCTGGATTCCCATTATCCCAAATTACATTCAAATCTTTAATCCATCTATTTACTGTTTTGGGTGAGCAGGTGCAGGGTTTGTAAAAACTATGCTTGTAATATTTTGAGTGTAACTTGCAGACCATTTCGAATTCATCGGCTGATAAGTATTGCTTTGTGTCCATTCTAAAGACTGTCCATAATTTAAAATCTTTTTTTTCAAATTTTACCATCTTTTAATTTTAATTTCATTGAATTTTTTTCTACGTTTATCACAATTGCATTTTGTTCCTTTAAATGCGTGGTACGTTTCTACAATATATTTGATGCCTGTATATTTTGTAATGTAATAAATTAAATCTCCTAATTTCATTTTTTGTATTTTTTATAAATTAAGTATAATATAACTGATGCACTTATGCAAACTGGACAAGGATGTAATAAAGCTATATTCATATTATTTTATTTAGGTGTGTTTTGTTTACTATATAAGAATCACCATAACCAAAGTTTTTTATTTGTTTGTGTTCATCAAATTTATTTCTAGATATTGATCCTATTAATTCTACTGTTGGTAATTGTAGCCAGGCTAATACATAACTATCAGGAACTTTTCTTTCATATTGTTTTTTAAATATCAATAAGTCTGGTCTGTATTTAGAAGCAGAAGTTTTAACATCAACTCCATTATCAAAATCAATTCCATCATCCCCACGACCTATTGTTGTTGTATCAACTTCTTTTCCAGAATAGATAGAATAAGCTAATTCACCTAAAGCACCAACATAATGTCTATGCCACCCATCTTTACTTTTAAAACAATTTATGCTGTTTTTAGTTTCTGAATGATTCATAGAGCCTGATCTTTTTATTGCTAAGTCTTTGCACCATTGCATTTGTTCAGGAGTTAATTTAATTTTCATAATAATTTTTTAAGTTTGTCTTTAACTTTTCTATATGTATTATAAAGTGAGTAATACTGAATATAAGATTTTCTAGAAAATTCTGCAATACTTTCACCATTATTTATTATTTCAAATACTTTTCTATCATACCACCACATTTCATTTAATGCTTGTTTTACCTTTTCATAGCTTTCATCATAATTTACATCATTATTAATTAGATGAACATTATCTAAAGGAATCATTGATATATTCTTACCTTTTCTTTTGAGGTCTAGAAATAGTGTTCTAAGTGTTTTAAATATATAGTAATAGTTGATTTCATCTTTATACATTATATCTAAGCCTTTTTCTAGTTTGAGTTGTATTTTTATATACATTTCTTGAGTAATGTCCTCTGCTGTTCTTTTATTGCATCCAAATGTTTTAACAATATCTATCCAGGTATTGTGTTTATTTGCAATAAGAATCATTTTTTCTTTAACCATTACTTTTTAAAGGGTCATATAAATCATCAACTACCAAAGGTAAACCATAATCATTTACTTCAAAACTAAATGTTTCAAATGCATAGTTTCTACTTTGTTTACAATGCACAGTAATCCAGTCTTTATTAACTGTATTCTGTTCAAGTTCGATAATTGTTTCTGATTTTTTGGCTAATGCTGATCCAAGATGTCCTGTCATTTTGGAAGTTCCGAAATTATTATGAATAACACAAATTATTGCACAATTATATTTTTCAGAAAGTTCCATTAATTTTTGAACACAAGCATTACAGCTTATTAAATCATTAACATCACCAACCATATCAGCAACTCCATCCAAACAAACTAAAGATGGTTCAGTTAATTTACTCAAATAGTATTCCAAAAAATTCATCCTGTCTTTAAAAGGAATTGTTCTTAATGCAAATGTATTGTATTTACTTGCATCTGTATTATAATCCATTGCAAATGGTCTAGAAAAGCAATTCTGTGAATGCCACCTGGACTGCTCTGTATCTATGTGAACACAGTTTCCATTACCTCTATGACCTTTTAATTGACCACCATACATATTTGACCCACTTAAAAATACAGAAGCTAATAATGATATAAAAAAAGATTTCTTTGTTTTGGGTGGTGCAGCTAAACTAATTATATTACCATAACTGCAAATTGGAATTGGAAGAAGTTTATCTCCTGATCTTGATTTTATTAATTGTTCACCATAAGATAATGCTACTGGTGGATATTCTATTTTTTCTTTTGTGTCTATATAGCAATCTTCTTCAATCAATTGCATATATAGATATTGTTCTGTCTGTTTTTCTGTCATTGAATAAAGATAAAAAAAAAAGGTACAGATTCTAAAATCCATACCTTAATTATTATTAAAAAAGTATTTACTAGAATGGTAAGTCTGTTGTATGTGCAGATTCTGTTCCTGAAATAATATCAAGTTTTTGTTCTTCACGTTCTGCTAGAACAATATTTGAATCAGTCCAAACAACTTTTCCATTTCCTAAATAGTTTTTAGGTTTTTTAGCTTCACGTTCTTCTTTAGTTTGTGAATCAGTTATAGCTACATTATTACCATATCTTGTTTCATCTTGAATAGATATTGTAAAGTTGTAATAAATTGGTGTTTTACCTTCAGCATCTGGTCTGCCTTTAATAAATTTTTCTTTTGGTAATTTATCTACCCTGATACTTGCATTAATTAGTGAACTCATAGTTATTGATTTTTATTTATTGTTAAATTATTTAATTGTTTTTCTATATCATCAGACATATTCCATTTTTCTTTTATGTCTTTTATTGTGTATTCACCAGAAATTATAGCATTTTCACAATTTTTTATATCATTCTTTTTTAATAACCAATTTTTTGGTTTTGGTTTTGGTTTTGTTTTTACTGCTAAATTACCATCATCATCTACAGCTTGTAAGCCTAATAAAGATGCTAAAGTGTATCTACGATAATAAGTTATTTCTGAACCTTTTTTCTGTGCATCTAATCCTTTAGTAAGTTTTAAAGAAGATTCTATTGATCCACCATCTAAATCTACTAATACAGTTCTTACATATTCATCTGTGATAGGCTGAACTAAACATATTTTATGTTTTTCAAATAATGGGTCTAGTTGTTTTATTAGTGAATTAATGTCAAAATATTTTGACCTGTAAAAAGGATTTGAAGCATCTTTGCTTATTGTACCTATTTCTTTTCTTAATTGAAATATTTTATGATATATATTATTTTTCATTTATCTGTTTTTTGTATTTGTGATTACTTCTAATTGTGCTTCTAGAAATTCAACCTTACTAGTTAAGGCTTCTACTTTATACTTATATTCTAATAATAAAGTATCTTTTGTCTGGTGTGAATAATTTTCTCTGAATGTTGCAAACATTATTGTATATGTGTTAAGGTTGATTTTAACCAGAATATTTTATTTTCAAATAATTTCTGATTTTTTGTATCTCCCATCATAGATGCGTGTGAATGCATCAATTCTAATGTTTTGATTTGTTTTTCAATGTCCTGTTTTTGTGTTTGTAATGCCATTTTTAAATGTTTTTATAAATTAAACTTAAACAAATATAAACAAAATTGTTAATAAAACAAAAATAGGCACAAAAAAAAAGGATTAATTAAATTAACCCCCTTCTTTCATTAAAGACAAAACAAACAGAATACTGTAAAGATATACTATTCCATTAAATCTACAAAATTTTTATACCTTAATATCATTTCTTCTATCTCTGGGTTAGTTAGTTTAATTATTTGTTTAGCTTTTAAGTGTAATCTTTCAGCAGTTCCTGAACCATATTTAATATCTAGTTTATTACCAAATACATACTGTTCTCCATACTTAAAAACATTACATCCTGCACATTGAACTTGGCAGTTTATTTCATCCCATCTAGTTGAATAGTGTTTACGACTTTGGAAATGACCATTCTGTAATTTTCTCCAATTATCTTTTTTACCACAAGTAATACAGGTTGCAATATCATTAACTGCATTTTTTCTTCTAATATAGACACTAAATATAGAATCTAATTTTTTAATTAATTTACTCCTTGTTAGTTTTTTAGCCATTATCTATCTTGATGTTGTAGAAATTGTCTTCCTATTTCAGCATCTAATTTAGATATTACTTTATATATATATCTACTATTTTTTTTAACTATTTCTTTTTCTGATTTTGTTGTTTCTAAACCACAATTAGTATATTGTGTTGCATCTATTTCTAACATTCTATTTATTTTTTCAATCTTAGAAATTGTTTTATAGTTAAATATTTTATCTATTAATTCTTTTGAATATATCATAATGTTTTTTTATAAAAGTAATTAAAAAAAAAGAAAGAAAAAAAAAGCCTACAAAAAAAGAAAGAAAACAAAAGAATGTAATCAAGGTATCTGATCCAATTATATCACTATAAAAGTTTGGCAACTTATTCAGATTTGCAACTGAGCCTGTAAATATATATAAAAATTATTTAAATATTACTGTCTTTTAATTTTTTCATAACTACGACCCCCAAAATATGCACCGATGCAGGTAAGTAAAATTATTTGCAATAAATCTGTATGTGATTCCTTTAAATCAAAAGTTAGCACTCCTGCATCTATAAAGACCATTAACACAGTTGAAACTACCAGGAATATCAAAACAAGTGGTCTTACATTCTTACTTAAAAAAGAATCACTAGAAAGATCATACTTCCATCTTTCAGTTACATTTTTTTGAATGTCAGATTCAGCATTAATCCAAACCTCTGCCATTTCTTTTTCAAACTGAGCCTTTTCAACTTTACTAAATGTATGCTTGTCTATTATGTTTGATATTTTTTCAGCTATATTAGACCCTGTAGCACCAAATATTTTAGCAAGGATTTTTTTCATTTTTTGTTTTTATGTAGCCAGTATATTTTTTGAACTGTATATCCGATTGTTACACTAAGTAAAATAATTTTCAGAACCATATCAATGTTAGTTAATGATATTCCGAAGCTGCTTAAATTAATTACTAGAGTTTTGTAGTCCATAATCATTTCTTGTCAATTTGTTTTAGTTTATTTATTGCCCAATTTATCCCTGCTGAACCACCCCAAGAATCCCACATTAATTTTCCACACCCATCGGTATATGGAACATCTTTATGTTGTTGATGTCTTTTAAATGATGCCATTCTAGCTATTGT